CGTGATCTCAATAAACGGCAGCCCGGAGTCTTTAATCGACAGCAGACCACCCTCCGCGCTCAAGATCAACGGCGAAGGCAATGTAGGGATCAGCGAGGTTTTGCCCGCCCCGGCCTGGCCATAAACCAAAAGCTTCACGCCAGATTGGCTTAGGTCTGAAGTGCTTTGAATGTTGACTGCCATCTCAATAGCTCATTGCAAAAACTGTTAGAAGATAAAAGCAAGCCGCCGCGATGATCATCATCAGCACTGTGAGGATCATCTGCCGACGCTGGCGCGCTTGTCTGCGCTTAGCGATCGCAATCGCAGCTTTTGATTGCCTGGCAGGCTTTGGAACATAAAAAACACTTTCTGCCAGCTTTTCGTGCACCTCGTACTCACTCAACCGACGCATGTTTCACCTCGAAATCAAATAGTTCACGATAGATAGTGATGGACTCTTTCTTACCGCTGGCAGTCAGCTTCTCCGACATTTCCAGCACGATCGGCTCCCACGGCAGCGCATCGTTAGCCGTGTTTTCTGCCTTGAAGAACCAATAGGTCATTTTGTGCAGCTCTGGCATGGCGGCCACGTGATTCACAAACGACTTCACCAGCGCTTTGCCGCAGTCTGAAAGTTTGTAGGTATTCATGATCTTTACTCGTCTGTTTTGTTGGTGTTAGTAGTGTGACAAGGCGGCGCGAACCTCATCGAACGAATAGCGGCACCCGTCCGGCGTTCTTGTGATTCCCGCACCAATCAGCGTCGAGATGAACTCAACGGCCGCCGCGTCGCGATTACGAGCGGTCTCAACACACGCACAAGCCAACTTAAACAGATCCGGGTCGGTGCCAATCGCACGAGCAACGGAGGTCGTCATGGCGTGTTTTTTTGGTGTGTACATTTAGTCACTCCTTGCTTAGTCTCGGTCGGCCAATCCGTTTGAGACAGTGCACACAGAATACATAAATTCGTTTACAGTGTCAACACCTGAGTGTTAAACATGAGTGTAGGAAATGACAACAGACGAAGCAATCAAGCATTTCGGCGGGATCAAAGAGTTGGCGCGGTTGGTAGATATATGGCCCCATGCGATTAGCCGCTGGGGCGAATACCCGCCAATCTTGCGGCAGTATCAGATTGCCCACTTGTCCGGGCACATGTTGAAAGTGACGCATTGCCCGGTCGAGGAGGTGGGTGGCGATGGATCTAACTAATGTATTCGGCGGCGCATTTCGCCCGCCTGTCGAGCAGCCGCCACCGCCTCCCGATGTGCAGCTCATTGACGCGATTCGTTCGGCAGGGTTAGAGCCGCCGACCGATATCCAATTCGATGGCCGAATCCACCGCTTCAAAAGCGGCACGAAAGGATCTCCTGGGCACGGCGATAAACCCGGCTGGTACATAGTGTTCGGCGATGGCGTGCCGGCAGGGCGCTTCGGCTGCTGGCGCTCCGGTGTTGAGATCACATGGCGCGCTGATATCGGACGAAAGCTCAGCCAGACAGAAGAGATGGCGCATGCCCGCCGATTGTCCGAAGCCAAGCTATTAAGAGACGCTGAACTCAAACGCCAGCGCGAAGCAGCCGCCGAGACAGTCGAGGCGATCTGGTCAGGCTGCATGGCTGCATCGCAAGACCATCCATACCTAACCCGCAAAGGCATCGGCCTCCACGGCGCTCGAGTGACCGGCGATGGCCGTCTGGTCGTTCCTCTTTACAGCCAGGATGGCGAGCTATCTAGCTTGCAATATATAGGCGCAGATGGCGAAAAACGCTATCACGCCGGCGCCCAGACCGGCGGATGCTACTGGATGCTGGGCACGATGGACGAACCCGGGGCGCTATTTGTAGCAGAGGGCTTCGCCACCGCCGCAACAATCAACGAAGTAACCCGCCGACCTTGCGTAGTGGCCTATAGCGCCAGCAACTTAGTGCCGGTCGTCGGTTCGCTCCGTGATCAATACGGCTCAACTCAAGAGATCGTGATCGTAGCTGACAATGACTTGAGCGGGGTCGGTGAGCGGTACGCCGAGCAAGCATCAGCAAAGTATGGGGCACGGATGGTCATGCCGCCAGAGAAAGGCCAGGACGCCAACGACTACAAACTGTCCGGTGGAGACCTTAGCGCCCTGCTCATGCCGCCTAAAAATACCTGGCTCGTGCCGGCTGATGACTTTTGCAAGCAGCCCGCCCCGATCTCATGGCTCGTAAAAGGCTGGCTGCAATCAAACGCCCTCGTCATGATCCACGGCCCAAGCGGCGGCGGCAAGACGTTTCTAGTACTTGACTGGTGCCTAAGAGTCGCAGGACAGATAGATCAATGGGCAGGCCACAAAGTTAAACACGGGCCGGTCGTATACCTCGCCGGTGAAGGTCACCACGGCCTGCGCGCACGGGTCGCCGCGTGGAAACATTACCACCGTTCTGGCCCGCTAGATATGTGGCTCAGTAAAGACGGGTGCGACCTGAACACCCCCGAAGGCTACATAAAAGTAGTAGACAGCATCCGCCAGCTCAACAACCCGCCGTGCTTGATTGTCCTAGACACTTTGCATCGGTTCATGTCAGGCGACGAAAACAGCGCCCAGGATGCAAAAACCATGATCGACGCCTGCGGGGCACTGATGCGGGAGTTCAATTGCTCCGTCGTGCAGGTTCACCACACTGGAGTTTCAGCCGAGGCACAACACCGTGCAAGGGGATCAAGCGCATGGAAAGGGGCACTCGATATCGAAGTGAGCATCGTGCCCGCGGAAGAGCCAGGACAACCCATCGAGATCGTTCAGCGCAAGAGCAAGGACGCTGAAATCGCCCAGCCAATCACCGCCAGACTTGAGTCGGTCGAGATCCCAGGATGGCTTGACGAAGATGGCGAGCAGGTCACCAGCGCCGTTCTAGTCCAGTGTGATCGTGATGAAAAAGCAACACCACAAAAAGAAAATAAAGCACTCGCCGAGGCCCGCCGCCAGTTCGAGGACGCCATCAACAAGGGGTTCGGCTGGCTCAAATCCGGGCGCATTGTGCTCCGTAATTCGGCATGGATTGAGTACATGAAGAGCCAGGACTACCCAACCGACGGAGCCCGTAGAACGGCTCTGAGCAAGGCCAAAAGGGCACTCTTAGATGCCCAGTACATAGAGTCATGCGAGGACGGCTACGCCCCCACGCTCGACGCCATGTCAGGGCCATTTCTGGGGGCGTTTTTTGGGGCTAAATGATGTTACCGAATGTTACCGAATGTTACCGGTAACGTTTGGTAACATCGGACAGGGATTGACAAAAATGTTACCGGATGATAGGCTGCGCCTGCGTTAGCGGACTTCGGCGCAGACTTCGGTAACATTTGTCAGTAACAAAATTTAGACACAAAAAAGATGCCCAAAAGTTAGTGGGCACTAACAAAAAGTAAGCGACGGAGATGGGCCCTGACTTGGAGTGAAAGCATGGCCCTAAAATTGGTAGAAGGCCGGGATTCTGGCCTTGAGTTTGTCTGTGATGTTGGTGAGTATCGCGGCGTCGTTTGGAGGCTCTACAAGGCCCCAGAATCGCCCGGCAAGGCGTGGCAGAGATACAAGTTGGCAGCGTCTGAACCGGTGGTCGGAAAGGCTAATTTCCACCTGTCCTGGGACGGTGAAAGGCTCGGCGGAGGATCATGCGCCATGACTCTTCACAAATACAAAAAAGCGCTTTATGAGTTGACGCTCAAAGCGCTGCGTGATATGGGGAAGTGATGAAAGAAAACCCCAAAAAATTAGAGATTGCCGCCAAAGTGCTTGAAGGTATGCGCGGCGGATTGAGCGCGTTCAAAGCATGCCAGGCGGCCGGAGTTCCTCAGAGTACTTTCAATCTGTGGGTGAATAATGACCCGGCGCTGGCTGAAGAATACGCGCGCGCGCGCGAAGATTTGATAGAGCTAATCGCGCAGGAAATCATCGACCTGAGTGATGCCGATGTCGGGCTGACGCCCGATGGTAAGAAGGATTGGGCGGCTATCCAAAAGCATAAGCTGCAAGTGGACACGCGCAAGTGGTTGCTGTCCAAACTGGCCCCCAAGAAGTTCGGCGACAAGATCGAACTAACTGGCGATCCTGATCGGCCGCTGGCAATTCAGAAGATCGAACGATTGGTAGTCAAGCCGACCGACGGTCAATGATTGTTTGACAACGTGCGAATGTGTGTGTATAGTTTATACACTCAGTAACGCATTGTGCTTATTGAGAACCCAATCTGTCCTAGACAAAACGAGGTTTGACATGTACGGCAGAAACGAATTTGACTTCAATCTCGACGACCAAGGCTATGAAGAAGCCGATAAGCGTGAGACGTTGATTCTTGAGATCTTCGATGAAGTCTATGACGACATCAAACGACTTGGCGTGATGGCTAAGATCCGGCGCGTTTTTACTGACTACCCAAGGTTCAGTTCCGAATCTAGCACGATTCTCGAAGAGATGACCGAATGGTCCATCGACTACAAAGATCATCAGAACAACGAATTGCTCGACGCTGTGTTCAATGAATCAAAGCG